TATCGAATGGGTGCCGGGTTCTAAAGTATTGCGGCACTGCCTCTGTTGGTGAGCCACATGGGATGATGTGCATCCCGTTCTCCCACATGTCGCTAAGCAGTTCTAGTTTTGCTTCGGGTGCGAGTTCAGAGCCGTTGACCCCTGATGGTAGGAATGATGGCATCATTAAATTATCCGCTGCACGATCCTGTTTTTGTTTTCATCTGTTCCAGATTTGACCTTCATGTCCAATGACTTTGCTGCAATCCTGATGGAGTGATAGACATAACCCTTGGGGTCTTCCTCTTTGCTGAGCACAAAGCTGTCGCCAATTTCCATGTCTTTCAAAAGCGTTTGCCATTTACCTGCCCCCCTTGCGGGGTGAGGCGGTAGCTCGAGGTTTTTTTCAATTGTCTTCATGACCTTTCGCCTATTGGAAAGTCGCATTCTCTATGAGGTTCTTTGATCATGCAATAAAAAAGTGAAATTAATTGTTGCAATGAAATGGTTGGTGAACTACTGTGCACTTCAGTAGAGATGAGATGAGATTGAAATGAACGAGCGGATTAAGAATCTAGCTTTGCAACTGCATGGCGCGAAAGAAAAGAAGCAAGAGGTCGAGCGACATATCAAGTCGGTTGAACGCGAGCTCCTAGACCAGAAAGAAGTAAGTCAACTTCTACTCCCCCTGAACAACGAAGGCGGCGAAAGAACCCAAGACGGCATAACTGTTGAGATCAAGCGTGAACACGTTTGGGATCAGTTTTTGTTGGATGAGATTCTGGAGTCAATGCCACGAGAATCGTGGCCCTCGTTTGTAGCCCAAGTTACGAATTACAAGGTAGACATGCGCGGCTTTACTGCGTGGGCTATGGCTCACCCAGACGAAGCTGGGCGTTGGCATGCCTGTCATTCGATCAAGCTTGGCAAAGAGCGGGTCAAGTCGATTGACCCAGATAAACTTAACCAACCAGAAGAGGAGGTGTAACTTTGAGTTTACTCAATCAAGTTACTACCCATCGGGAGATCAATCCTGATGTGACCATGCCCCCTGTACGGATGAACATCCAAGGTACAGATGGTATTGGTAAGTCCACGTTTGGAGCGAACGCTCCTGACGCTATCTTCATACAAGCGGAAGACGGCCTGTCTTTCATCAACGCTGCACGGTTTCCCCAGGCGAACACTTGGGAAGAGATCTTGGAGCAGGTGAAGACCCTGGCCATGGAAGAGCATGGGTACAAGACAGTTGTCTTGGATACTACTGATGCTGCAGCCAAGCTTGGTGAAGCGAACGTCTGTGAGAAGAACGGTTGGTCATCGGCGGCAGACCCCAAAGCAGGATACGGTGCGTTTTACGTTGCCGAAGAGAATGCTTGGTTGAACCTGTTGAATGGCCTGAACGTATGCTTCCAGCAGCGTGGCATGAATGTGATTCTATTGAGTCACGTTGCATCTAAGTCGTACAAGGATCCAGAACTGGAACCTTATGATCGATGGGAGATGCGTTGCAACAAGAAGGTGAATGCCCTGATCAAGGATTGGGTTGACTTCAACTTGTTCGCAAACTACGAAACCACCTTGATCAAAGATGGTCAGAAGGCTCGCGGTGTGAGCTACGGCAACCGAGGTTTATTTACCAAGTTTGCTGCAGCGTATGACGCAAAGTCTCGCTTAGATCTTCCATCGAAGATCGAATTCTCTTGGCAATCATTTGCAGATGCTTATGGCGCTGCTCTTGGTCTGCCAGTAAACAATAACGAAGCCGCATAGGAGGAACCATGGGCTTATTAGATCAAGGTATCGATGTCAGTAACATCGACGAGTCAGGAGGCGGGGTATCAGAACCCATGCCAGCTGGCGAGTACACCTTAGCTGCGGCTGTGTACAGCGAGGAGACTTCAAAGGCAGGTAATCCATACCTGAAGGTGGAGTACAACGTCGTTGGGCCTAGCTATGCAGGTCGTAAGATCTGGGAGAACTTCACGCTGACTCATGCTGTAGGGCTGGGACGGTTGAAGTCTTTCATTAATGCGACGGGTGGTGATGCAACGCAGACTGTCAATACTGACATGATGCGCGGAGCCATGGGTAAGCAGTTCACTGCACAAGTGGCCATCGAAGAAGGCAACAATGGTTACGCAGCTAAGAACAAGATCTCTTCTTTCAAGAGCGGATCTGCTCCTGCGGCTGTGCAACCACAAGCGCCACAACAGGCACAGGCAACCCCTGCGCCAGGCTTGAACACCGCCAATGTAGATTGGAATGGTTAAGGGCTAGGGCTTGGGACTCATCACCCATCCAGCACGTTCCCGTCCGTGTGCCCGAAGGCGGGACTTCAATGGAAGTTATTTATGAGCAGTGCAAAAGATATTTTTATAGTCCCAAAGGACTATGTTTTTCGCCCACTTGGTTGGAGACAAAGCACCATAGTGGTCGATGGAAAAACTATTTACCTGTCATTCAACACCGTCAAGGTGGTCGAAGGCGGGACTGATAAACCCCAAAGCAAGGAATAGAAATGGAACTACATTCTGAAAAGACATTGCGCTTTGCGCGTAATGCGTTGAAATCTCATGTGGCAACAATGGCGGCTGACCACGGTATAAAAGAATCTACGGCTCGAGCCAACATCTCAAATTCAATTGGAGTTGATCCAAGCTCAATCAGGCAGTTTGTAAACGGCGAGATCGTTAAACCTGCTCTGAAAACCATGCAGAAGTATGTGACCTGGCTGGCAAACAACCCTGAATCTCAAGACTTTGATGAAAGAGACGTAGAGCGCGGCAACAGAATGCCTACTAAAGAGGAATTGCGTCAAAAAATTACGCGGCTTCGGGATGACCTCGATCATGCACAATCATACATGCAGGAACTACGAGAAAAGCGTGATGAACTTTTGGACAGACACCAAGCTGCTCATCCTGAAAACTCTTACTGGATGCAGAATTCAGAGGCGCTGATTGAGATCTCTACTGGCTGTATGTATGAAGCAGACAATGTGCGCAAACGTGTCTGCACGATACCGATACCGATGCTGCAGGGTAATTGGAGATGGGATCAGGAAGAAGAGACCCGCGAAGAAAACAATGCGCGACGAGAAAAAGCGTTGTCAGAAAGTTTCGGCAAGGTGTATCAGTTTGCGAGATCGATCACTGAGTTGTACTCCAACCTTGGTGGCTGGCCTGATGATGAAGTTATCGTGGACGTTAGGTTCCAAAACATTGAGGGCATGTGATGAAAGACACCGAAACCATTCACAGCGACATCCCGCTGCCAATAGAGAAGCGTGGTAAGTCTTCTAGGTGGGACAAGTTTGTTGGCATCGAAGTCGGTCAGTGTGTGTTTGTGGATAGCCGTAAAGAAGCTAACTCGTTGAAGATTTACTTATCTAGGCACGGCATGAAAGTGGCAACGCGCAGCGTGGATGGTCAATTTGGGGTTTGGAGAGTGGCTGATGAGTGATCACGCAGGTCTGATCAATGGCTCTACTGGAGAACCGTTAAGCATCAAAGAGGATGTGGTCAATCACCCCGGACACTACGCGAAGGGCGGTGGCATAGAGTGCGTTGAGGCAATCAAAGCGTCGATGTCCTCTGACGCCTTCAAAGGGTATCTTAAAGGTAACGTCATGAAGTATGTCTGGCGTTATGAAAACAAAGGCAAGCTAGAAGACTTGCAGAAAGCCAACGTCTATTTGGGTTGGCTGATCAAGGAGGAAACTGATGGATCATCATGAAGAGTTTGATTTCAGCTGGCAGAGCGAAGAGCACGAAGTTGCGGCAGAGGCGCTGGCATTGTTTGTGAAAGCGATGAGAAAGAGAGACATCTCAGAAGATGTTTTGATGGAAGTTCTTTTTGTCGCCGCGTTTACATATCACTTGCACTTTACTGATCGTAGCTCCCTTCGCAGGTTGGTTGATGACGGCATGCTTGCAGTGGTGGATCCTGATTCATCAACAGAGGAAAGGATATGTCATTAAATGAAAACCAACACGCCGTAAGAGAACAGGCTGTGCTTCGTATCTTACATCGTCACAACCTATCACCGTGGGCCAGAACGTACTGGGCACGCACTTATTCAGGACTAAAGAGGGCCAGGCATGCAGCTAAGGTATTACCAGCAGGACGCCATTGATGCGGCGTTTCATTGGTTCGACACTCAAGATACGAACCCGTTAATTGTTTTACCCACAGGCTCTGGCAAGACAGTTGTCTTTGCCTCAATGATCAAGAAGATCTTTGAAGACAATCGTGACAGCCGTGTGTTGATCCTTGCTCATAGGCAGGAGCTCATCAGCCAAGCAGATGAAAAGCTGAAGACCGTATGGCCTTGTGCGCCCAGTGGGTTGCTGGCTGCAGGGTTGAAACAGTTTGATTCGCACGAGCCTATCGTGATCGCTAGTCGGGATACCCTGGCCACACCAAGCAGGTTGATGGACGCAGGTCAGTTCGACTACATCATCGTGGATGAAGCCCATCATGTTGGGCCAGAGAAGCGGAGTCGGTATCGCAAGATCTTTGATCACTTCGACTCAACACAGTATTACGCACCAAAAGTCTTGGGCGTGACGGCAACACCGTATCGCATGGGCCAAGGGTTCATTTACGGGTTGGACGATCACTTCTTTGGAGGTGTGGCCCATCGGGTCACCATCCCGGAGCTAATCAAAGCTGGATATCTGTGCCGACTGTCGGCTTATCAGGTGGCGTCTGAGGCGGTGATCGATGCATCTACTGCCAGGG